GCGCGCCGAGATCATCGAAGGCAAGAAGACTGTCGCCCAGCTGGTCGCGATGATCCAGACCCGCCAGTTGCTCACCGAAGACCAGAAGATGACGATCGACAGCTGGGCCCACGAAAACGACTGACCCTTGGAATTTCCCGTGCAAGCGGGAACCACCCTCACCACCACACGGAGAACAAGATGATGCAAATCCACGACCTCGTCCAGGGCAGCGCCGACTGGGCCATGTTCCGCCTCGAACACTTCGGCGCCAGTGAAGCGGCCGCCATGCTGGGAATCTCGTCGCGCGTGAAGCGCACCGAGCTGCTGCACATGAAGCACACCGGTACGGCACAGGAATTCTCGAACTGGGTGCAGGAAAACATCCTCGACCACGGCCACCTGGTCGAAGCCGCGGCGCGCCCTCTGGTCGAGGACTTGATTGACGACGACCTCTACCCAGTCACCTGTTCCGACGGCCTGCTGTCGGCATCGTGCGACGGCCTGACGATGGGTGGCGATGTCGCCTTCGAGCATAAGCAGTGGAACCAGGCGCTGGCCGACGCTGTCGCCGCCGGCGAGCTGCCGGACGAATACATGCCGCAGTGCCAGCAGATCATGATGGTGACCAAGGCCAAGAAGGTGGTGTTCGCCTGCAGCGACGGCACGCCCAATAACTTCGTGCACTTGGACGTGCTCCCGGATCCGGCTTGGCAGGAGCGCATCCGCGCCGGCTGGGCTCAATTCGCCGCCGACCTGGCCAACTACGTGCCGAAAGAAGTCGCGACGAAGCCGGAAGCCGAGCCAATCATGCAGCTGCCGGCGCTGACTATTCACATCGAGGGCAAGGTGGCGCGCAGCAACCTGCCGGCGTTCCAGGCCAAGGCCGAGCGCTTCATCGCCAGCATCAAGACCGACTTGCTGACGGATCAGGACTTCGCCGACGCCGAAGCGACCGTCAAGTTCTGCGAACAGGCCGAGGGTGACTTGGAGCAGGCCAAGCGCGCCGCGCTCGAGCAGACCGCCGACATCGCGGACCTGATGCGCACGATCGACCATATTAGCGAGCAGCTGCGCGCCAAGCGCCTGGTGCTGACGCGCACAGTGAAGGACAAGAAGGAACTGATCAAGGCCGGCATCTTGGCCCAGGTGAAGCTGGCATTCCAGGAACACGTCGCCGCGCTCGAGCAAGAAATCGCGCCGCTGCGCCTGGTGTTCCAAGCCCGTGACTTCGCCGGCGCCATGAAGAACAAGCGCACCTTGGCCACGCTGCAGGATGCGGTCGACACCGAGCTGGCCAACGCGAAGATTGCCGTCGACGCGATCGCCGCCGGCGTGCGCGGCCGCCTGACCTGGTACCGCGAGCACGCGGCCGGCCACGAGTTCCTGTTCGCCGACCTGCAGGCCATGATCCAGAAGCCGGACGAAGACTTCCGCCTGGCCGTGAACACGCGCATCGAGAACCACAAGCAGCAGGAAGCCGAGAAGGCCGAGCGTTTTCGTCAGGAACAGGAAGCGGCGCGCCAGCGTGCGGAAGCTGCCGAGCAAGCCGCGGCCGCCGCGATCGCCAGCGCTGCAACGCCGGCGGGCCAAGACGTCGTGCCGGCGACGCCTACACAGGTCATGCCGATCGCCACCGTGCGCCCAGCCACCGTCACTACCGCACTGCCGGCTCTGCGCCTGGGGCAGATTGGCGAGCGCCTGGGCTTCCCGCTCACCGCCGACTTCCTGAGCACGATCGGCTTCGCCGCGGCCGGGCGTGAGCGCTCCGCTGTGCTGTACCACGAAGCCGACTTCCCGGCGATCTGCACCGCGCTGATCGACCACATCACCGAAGTACGCAGCGCTCGCGTTGCGGCGTAACCAGCACCACCAGCACCACCACCCACAACCACAGGAGAAGCATATGAACACCAGCGAAATCAGCATCACCATGACCCCGATTGAATCGTCGCAGCTGGCAGCGATCGGCCACGACGCCGAGAACAACACCTTGGCCATCCAGTTCAAGCGCGGTGAGGGCGTCGGCAACACGTACTACTACCAGAACGTCAACGCCGAGCAGTTCCAGCAGTTCCAGGGCGCCGAGTCGATCGGGTCGCACTTCTACAAGAACATCAAGCCGTTCGCCGAGAAGTTTCCGTTCAAGAAGATCGACTAAGCATGACCGGCCAGACGCCATGCCGCTGGACCGCGCTGCGCTGCCGCGAGCGCGAGTTCCAGCAGTTCCTCGGCGTCGATAGCGACGAGGCGGCGGCCGCCAAGGTGCGGGAGGTGTGCGAGATCGCATCGCGCGCCGACCTGGACCGGGATCCGGCTGCAGCCGCGCGCTGGAACGAGCGGATCCGCCGGCGCTACCAGCAGTACCTGCAGCACCCAAAAAATCAGACTACCCAGGAGAAGTGACCCATGAAAGCTACCAGCAAAAAAGACGCACCAGCAGCCGACAACGGCGCGCTCAAGCGGGACAAGAACGGCTACGGCGCGCTGCCGGCCTTCGCTGACTTCGTGCTGCCCAGTGAAGATCTGGCGCCCGGCGCGGTGATCGACGGCAGCGAGATCGCGGTGGTGCGCCTAGTCGACGACGCGAAAGAGATCGGCGCCGCCTGGGTCGGTGGCAACGACGATGTCAGCGGCTGGCATCCAACGCCGCCGGCTGGCGACAAGTGGCGCCTGGTCGTGGTGGCTGAGCACGATGAAGGTCCGTTCGAGGTGTTCGCGCGCCCGGGCGTGCACGGCATCGTGGACGGCAAGGCCTACGCGCAAGAATTCCTGCTGGGCGCGATGATCAAGGCCGCGACCAAGCACATGAAGACCCTGTCCAAGCCGTGGATCGATCTGAAAGAAGCTGAGCAAAAGCGCGTGCTGGCCACCGTGCAGCAGGACTGCCGCGCCGCGGTGCGCGACGCGATCGACATCATCGCCAGCAACGCGCGGATGACGTTCCCGGCCGCCGTCGACCAGGTCGTATTCAAGGACGGCGTGAAATGCGTGCTGACCTTGGCCAAGTCGCCCGAGGCGCACAGCCTGGCTGATGCGGAAGGGTCGTACGTCACCATCGTGATCGAAGAGCGCTCGAAGCTGCTGGACGAGGGCGACTCGCTCGCCGTCGATAAGGATCAAAAGTCCCTGCTGGTCGAGGAGACCTGACGATGACAACCTGGACCGATACCGCGACCGCGCTACCTGACGCTGACACCCTGGTGCTGCTTGCACTGAACGATGACGACGTGTGGCCAGGCTTCCTTGACGGCGACACTTGGCGCTACGTCGACGCCATGCCGATCACCGGCGAGCGCGTGACGCACTGGATGCCGCTGCCGGCGCCGCCGGCGGGAGTAGCAGCATGAAACTGCAGATCAAGGATTCCGGCGCCTGGCGCAACGTGCTGTCGTTCGATGCGGGGCGCGCAGCTGAGGTCGAGCAGGCTGCTGCCGCGCTGCTGCGCGCCGCCGGCGGACTTGGGACATCGATGCGCACGGTCGACGGCGACCTGGTGCACGCGTATTGCGAGCAGCCGGCTTGCGAGTGGAGGGCGCGGTGAGCCAGCAGCTGGGACTGTTCGACGCGCCGCTGGCGCCGAGGCCATGCCGCTCGTCTGCCTTGCCAGTGGTGAAAGGTGGGCGGCCGGAAGTCCGCTACCGTCACCCGGATGATCCTGGGATGGCCTGGACCGGTCGTGGTAAGCCGCCGCGGTGGGTGGCTGACTGGATCGAGAACGGCAAGCCGCTCGAGGCCCTGCAGGTACCAGGGGCGCGGTCATGACGGCATCGAAGGGAAGAAACCAATCGAGAGCCGACTGGACCGAAGAACGGCTGGACTCGCTGCGCAGCTTCTACCCGCGCTTCAAGACGGAAGACGTCGCCGCTATCCTGGGCCTGCGGACCGAACAGGTCTACGCCAAGGCAAACCAGCTGGGCCTGGCCAAGTCGGCCGAGTACTTGGCCAGCCCGGCGGCCTGTCGGCTGCGTCGTGGGGACAACGTCGGCGCTGAGTATCGCTTTCAAAAAGGGCACAAGTCCTGGAACAAGGGCACGAAGGGGCTCGCCGGCGTGCAGGAAGCCTGCCGCGCCACGCAGTTCAAGCCCGGGCAGTCGCCGGCGAACACGCTTCCGATCGGCAGCACGAAGTTTGACAAGAGCGGAGTGTTGTTACAGAAGGTGACGAACGATCCGGGTAACAACAGCAAGCGCTGGCGCGCCGTGCACGAGCTGGTATGGGTGGCGGCGAATGGGCCGGTACCGCCGAAGCACATCGTGGTGTTCCGGGCCGGGATGCGCAGCAACGTACTCGAGGAGATCACGGTCGACAAGGTGGAGTGCATCAGCCTGGCCGAGAACATGCGCCGCAACACGATCCATAACCTACCGCCCGAACTCAAGCAGGTCGTGCAGCTGCGCGGCGTGCTGACCAGGGCCATCAACAAGCGAGAGAAACATGAGCAAGAACATTGACGACCTGCGCAACATCCTCTTCGAGACGATCGACGCAGTACGCAAGGGAGAGATGCCGCTGGAGCGGGCCAAGATGGTAGGCGATCTGTCCCAAGTGATGGTGAATACGGCGGCCGTCGAAGTGAAGTACGCCCAAGCGACAGGGCAGAAGGGCAGCAGCTTCCTCGAGAAAGCGCAGGAGCTACCGCCCGGGATTACCGGAATCCGACAGCACAGGATCGGCGGTTGATCAGCGCGGCGCAACCGTTCCTGTCTTCAGAAGTAGAAATTTAGTCGCGATTGGCTTGAACAGTCGCCAGATAGTTGGTCGCCAGTGCTTGAATGATCGCGGCCAAAAAGGCAGGGTCCGCACGCATGCCCAGATGAGTTGTCGTGAGCTCTTTTGCCATGCGG